CTAAACCGTAGCGGTAGGTCGGCCACTCGTCGAACACTCGTTGCACGGCGTCTTCCGCGCAGTTGTCAATGTAGCTGTATAAGTCCATTACGCTTCCTCCCAGAATAAAGGCTCACCGTGGACAGGTTCCAAGGCGCGCAGTATTGGTACGATGTACTTTGCGGCATAGTCGTATAAACATAGCTTGGTATCGAACTCGGACTTCACCGTCAGCACGATGTCGCCCGCTTCAGTAATGATGTCATAGGTGTACATGTCAGACCCTCCCAGATCAGTGTTAGGTGAGGCCGCTGGTTTCCCACACGGTTTACCCCCGCCGCCTCGCGCTTAATCCCTCAGGAGTCTACATCAAGCACGAAGCCGACGGCCTCACGGCCTTAAGGGAACCCAGAGGCCTCGCGGCTTGGGTTCCCGTTGGGGTTACTCGGTGGCGCTTAGGACACGCACCCGTCTGGCACTTGGATCACATAGCCCACCTTATGGCGGTTGTGGTCTTCCATCCAATCAACGATCTCACCGTCGCGGATAGCTGTCGCATGGCCCGCCTTGCTGGACATGGTGACGATGATCCACCGCCCGCCTTTCTCGGACAGATCCTTGGCAACCGTGCGGAACTGGCGTCCAGCGTATTCAGTGTCGCCGAACTCGCCACCCATGATGCGGAACGAGTCACCGTAAACAGACTCTAGCAAGTCACGGAAGCGGTCGATGTTCAGGCCCTTGTTCAGCTCGAACCCATCCACGTGGCGCTTTGCCAGTGCCACCACCTTACCAGCACTCAGGCCGGACACACCACACACACTCGCGGTGGTGCAGTAGTTCGAGCGGTGGCCGTTGAACTCCAGCCCCTTAACGATGGTCTTGTATGTTCTATCCTTTGGCTTACGCATGGTTCACCCCCTGTCGGACGTAGTGACCGTTGCCCAGCGACGTCCCCCGAGGGGCGGCGGTGACTTGCCGCGCCCATCTCGGGAGCTTCTGCGGGGGGAGGTATGTGATACGCACCTCGGCGTGTTCCTGCTCGCACATCGCAATGATGGCGTCGTGATCTCTGTCGATGTATTCCATGATAGTAGGCCTCCCAGCCTGTTGTGTTGCTCTGTCAACCCTTACGGGAATGCGAATGGTTCTCATTTGCACACTGGCAATTCACCAGCGTATAGGTGAGGGTGAGCCCCGCCGTGTGTCCCGTCCCTCGCATATCGTCAGGGCTTACCGACAACGCATGTCTGCGCCCCGTGCCGATCCTATGCTTGTACGTTGTCCGTTACTGGCGGGGCTCAGGAGATGCCCTTGCAATGCTGGCCGTCTCCCTCCCTCACCCCTTACGGGAATGCGAATGGTTCTCATTAACAGCACCTGATCCACTCAGAGTCTGGGGAGCGGCCCTAGCAGGACGCTGGCGGGCACCCAGTACCTGAGCATAGGCGGGACGCGAACGTGCCCCACAGGCGCTCTACCCGCCCCTCACGGGACGTACGCGCGGGGGCTGGGGGTACGTATAGGCCAGGCACAAGAAAGCCCCACAGAGGCTCCGGAGAGCTTGTGGGGCCGTGTGTGCGCGGGGGCTTAGCTGGTGCGCTCGGCCATCTTGGCGCGGTGCGCTTCCTTGGCGGCCAGTCGGCGCTGGTATGGCGTGAGCTTGGCGGCTTTGGCCTTGGCGCCCGCCTTGGCACTGGCGACTTGCTTGCCGTATCCCTTGGCAGGCTTGGACATGTGACGCGCGAGCTGGTCCGCACGATGCGCCCTGTTAGCCTTCAGCGTCTCCGCGCGGGTGTCCATGTTGGTCAGTGCGCCGCGTGTGTCGCGCAAGTCGCGGACGTCCAGTGGGGCGTAGCACAGCGCGTCGACGTTGTACTGACCGTGTGCGCGCATGTAGTCCATGTCATCCGTGTTGATATCGTGCGCGGCCTCAATGCCCGCCGCATGGCACTCGCCGTCATCGTCTACGTGTACGTCACTGGCCGCGAGCGACTCGCAGAAGTACTCAGCGCCATAGCTCGTGATCGCATCGTCACTGTCGCGATAGTCAACCTCGAACCCGTGCTCTGCCATGAATGCCTCAGCGATTGCCTTCTCTTCAGCCGTGTTGTACTTGTAACCCTGTGTTTGCTTGCTCATGTGTGCTGGCCTCCCGACCTGTGTTGGCGCACGGCGTGTGCGCGTGAGGGGCATTGTAATCGATTCGGAGCACCTGACCAGCACTAATCGTGTGAACTATTACCAATACTCAACTGATCCGCCGTGGAATGAGCGGGGCTCGCTAATGCTCGCGTCCCGTGTGTGTGCGCGTGTGCACGTGCGCGAGAGCCTCACTAGCGGGCGCGTGCGCGTGTGTGCGCGTGCGTGCGCAGGGCGACCAGTGTGCCGCTCATGCGGGTGGCTGACGGGTGTCCACTGGGGCCACTGGTGGGTGCCGCGTGTGTCTCTCGCCTGCCCGAATCGAGGCCTCGGAGCCACGAGCTTCCTACGCGTCGCGTGTGCGCGGGTGTGCGTGCGCCCGCATGGGGTCCTTATCGCGCGGGTGCGTGCGTGCGCGCGTGGGGCGGGGGGCCTGCGCGGGCGCGAGCAGACGGGGGGTGCTTCCTCCGTTTGCCAAAGGCCCATTTGACACCCCAAGTGGACACTTTATCCCCCACATGTGTCCACCTTAGTTGACAGTTAAGCCCCTGTATCTGTTGCATATTGCAATAGTATGCCCCAGAATGCAAATGTAGCCGACTGAACACTAAAGAGTCTTGCACATTCTAGGCCTAATGTGCTCCAAAGGGTTGACAACTGACAGCATACGTGGTATAATCGTACATATGTCTCAATCACTGACGACGATTGACTAATGTAAGACTACTACTAGTACGACGTAGCGTCGATACGTAGACAGAATTAAGACTTATAAGTCACTCGAAGTCAGAACTAAAGACAACAGAACGCTAATGTAGACTAATGTTACTCTAGAGGAGGGCCGGTATGGCCGATAACCCGATTGTAGAGGGCCGTAATAAGGGACGGGCTGGACGGCCTAGCAAGAAGGCCCTACAAGACACCAAGCAAATGAGTAAGAGGGAGCAGAGTGCGGCCTTACGAGAGTTCCGACAACGCCTACTCCTTAATCCACAGAGTCCTAGACTGTTAGAGAAGTTGTTTGATACGGCCTTCGACGATGATCACAAGCAACAAGGCCTAGCAATGAAACTATTGGCTGATAGGCTGATGCCCGTAGCAGGATTCACAGCAGATGGTAAGCAACAGGCTCAAGTTAGTATTAACATCACTGGCCTGTCTAGCGGTTCTACAGACACAGGCGTCATCATCGACGGAGACTCTGGCGATGTCGAAGAGTAAGAAGGAGTTGCGGGAGCTTATCGCTAGCAAGGAGAGCGAGGGGGACTATAATGTCCTAGTGGGCGGCGATACGGCCAACCTCACCGAGCTAACGGTACGAGATATACTGGAACTGCAGGACCACATGGCCGAGAACGACTACAAGTCCACAGCAGTAGGCAAGTATCAGATGATTAAGTCCACAGTAGAGAGCCTATTGTACGTTCCGGGGACTACGGAGTTAAGGAACCCCACCGACTTCAACCTCGACACTAAGTTCGACGAGAAGACGCAGGATTGGGCGGCAGATGCGCTGATTGATCGCCGTATGGCGGCCGCCGGGGACACAGCAGAGGCCCTCGGTATGCCCGTACAGGTGGCTGAGGCGCTTGAGCTTAGTAAGGAGTGGGCGTCCCTACCTGACCCCCGCACCAACAAGAGCTATTACGATGGTGACGGCCTCAACGCCTCACATCACAAGATCGGCGATGTCTACAGGGTGTTAGGTGGCCAACGTTGATCTCTCCCTGTCGGAATGGCAGGAGACAGTCTTTAAGGACGAGAGCCGCTTCAAGGTAGTAGCGGCGGGTCGTCGAACAGGTAAGTCCCACCTAGCGGCTGTGGCCTTGATAGCCAACGCGCTGAACGGCAAAGGTGGTAAGGTGTTCTACGTAGCCCCGACACAGGGCATGGCAAGGGACATCTTGTGGGATAAGATCTTCGAGTTAGCCGGTGAGATCGTCGAAGCGTCGAACGTCAACAACCTGACGATCACGCTCGCAGGCGGTAACACCATCTACCTCAAGGGTGCGGATAGACCCGATACACTTCGGGGTGTCAGCTTGAAGTACCTAGTAATGGACGAGTTGGCCTTTATGAAGGCTGACGTGTGGGAGGCTATTCTGCGGCCTGCACTGTCCGACCAGAAGGGACATGCGTTGTTCATCGGTACTCCCGAAGGACGCAACCACTTCTACGACATGTACATGGGTGCAACGATTGGTGGCTGGAATGATTGGAACGGTTGGTCATTCTCCTCGTACGATAATCCGTTTATGGACAAGGACGAGATCGATCACGCCAAGAGTACACTCCCCGGCTGGGCATTCCGGCAGGAGTACATGGCCTCGTTTGACGCGCAGGGTAGTGAGTACTTCGACGTTGAGTCGTTCGAGTACTACAACGACCGGAGCACAGGAGCCGGTGGGGACTACTACATAGCGGTGGACTTGGCAGGCTTTGAGTCCGACAGGGGCAACAAGACCAAGCGCAGGGACAACTCTGCAATGGCCGTTGTCTTCGTAGACGACTCAGGCACGTGGCATGTCGAGGATATTGTACACGGACGGTGGACACTCGACGAGACAGCCCAGAAGATATTCGACGCGGTGGCGAAGTACAAGCCCATTAGTGTTGGCATTGAGAAAGGCATCGCACAGCAGGCGGTCATGAACCCCCTCAACGATGTTATGCGCCGCACGCACCGAGTGTTCCGTATCGAGCTGTTGAGCCACGGCAACCAGAAGAAGCAGGACCGAATACTGTGGGCACTGCAAGGTAGGTTCGAGCATGGCAAGATCAAGCTCAAGAAAGGCGAATGGAACCTCACCTTTGTAGACGAAGCCTCGGCATTCCCTTCACAGCTAGTGCATGACGACTTACTTGACGCACTGGCTTACATTGACCAGATGGCGCTTGTACCATACGCTTCCGACCTAGAGCTGGAAGACGACTACGAGCCCATCGACAGCATAGCAGGTTACTAATGGACGAGAAGATATTCGAGCACGAGTTCGACGGCGAAGTGTCCTACGACAGCGTACTGGCCGATTGGGTTACAGGCAAGTGCCAAGAGTGGCGCGACCACTTCGAGAGCAACTACAGCCAGAAGTTCGAGGAGTACTACAGGCTGTTCCGCAACCAGTGGTCCGCCGACGACAGCGACCGCGAGAGCGAGAGGTCTAAGCTAATCGCCCCGGCGCTGGCTCAGGCTGTCGAGTCTAACGTCGCTGAGGTCGAGGAAGCCACCTTCGGGCGCGGCAAGATCTTCGACGTCCGAGACGACGTAGCCGACCAGCAGACAGGGGACATGGTGTTCCTACGCAAGAAGCTACACGAGGACTTCCATCACGCACGCGTACGATCTAGCGTGGCCGAGGTCTTGATCAATGCGGCTGTGTACGGCACAGGGATCGCAGAGATCACCATCGAAGAGCAGAAGGTGTACGCTCCGGGCACACAGCCCATGATGGACGGGGCCATGCAGGCAGTAGGCGTCAACGAGTCCTACCGCCCGCTGGTGAAGCTGAACCCAGTACAGCCCAAGAACTTCCTCATCGACCCCACCGCCTCGTCTGTGGACACGGCGCTAGGCGTAGCGATTGACGAGTATGTCAGCCGCCACATCGTCGAGGAGTTGCAGGAGCAGGGCGTATACAACGACGACGTGCATATCGGGGAGGCCGCATCGGATGAAGAGATCGAGTTTGACTCGCAGGTGGACAGCCGACCCAAGGGCCGTGTTCGCCTCACCAAGTACTACGGCAAAGTACCCCGCGACTACCTCCTTGCGGAAGGAGTGGACGAAGACGACATCGACGAGCCGGGAAGTCTCGTGGAAGCCATCATCGTCATCGCTAACGAAGACACGATACTGAAGGCAATACCCAACCCCTACATGTGTCAGGACCGTCCGGTAGTGGCGTTCCAGTGGGACGTAGTCCCCAACATCTTCTGGGGTCGTGGTGTCTGTGAGAAGGGCTACATGTCCCAGAAGGCACTCGACGCAGAACTCCGAGCACGCATCGACGCGCTCGCCCTTACGACCCACCCAATGATGGCTGTTGACGCGACACGCATACCGCGTGGTCACAAGCTGGAAGTACGTCCGGGTCGTATGCTCTTGACCAACGGCGCTCCGCAAGAGAGCATCATGCCGTTCAACTTTGGTCAACTGAATGCCATCACCTTCCAGCAGGGCGCGGCCCTACAACAGATGGTAAGTCAGGCTACTGGTGCCTCTGACGGCTCTTTGCCTCAAGTCCAGAATGACGTCACTGCGGCGGGGATGTCTATGTCCCAAGGCGGAATCGTCAAGCGCCAGAAGCGTACCCTTGTCAACTTCCAAGAGAACTTCCTGATCCCGTTCGTCCGCAAGGCGGCGTTCCGGTACATGCAGTTCAACCCGGAAGAGTATCCAATCGGTGATTACAACTTCATCCCGTTCTCGTCACTGGGCGCTATGGCCCGCGAGTACGAGGTGAGTCAGTTGTCGCAGATCCTTCAAGTCGTCCCGCCCGAGTCCCCAGCACACGGCGCGATTGTGAAGGGCATCATCGATCACCTCAACGTTACGAACAGAGAAGAGTTGATTGCCGCTATCGAACAAGGCAACCAGCCCGACCCAGCGGCACAGCAAGCGGCTCAGCAGGCACAGCAGATGCAGATGGCTATTACTCAGGGACAGGTACAGCTACTGAACGCACAGGCCTCCGAGTCACAGTCGCGGGCGAACAAGTACAATGTCGAAGCTCAACTAGCACCGCAAGAGGTCACGCTCAAGTACTCTGACCAGAACAATGACGGCGCTGTAGATACGGACTTCGAGAAGAGAATAAAGCTCAGTGAATTGCTACTCAAGGAACGAGAGCTAGAATCCAAGGAGCGTCAAGGCATGGAGATGGCAAAGGCAAAGGCAGAAGCCGAGTTAGTTCGTCAGTTGTCCAATGACGCACCACCACCACAGGAACCCACTGCATGACATTAGATCTATCAACATACGAGCGTGGCTACTACGGATACATGAACCAAGAGGTTCGTGACGCGCTCGGTGAACTACAAGACACAGGAGCCGTACGGGCTATTGTCAACTCTGCGGCGGAGCTGGCGTCTATCGCCGAGCCTAAGACCAGAGACTTGGCCGTAGTCGTAGACGAGCAACAACTCTACGCTTGGAACGAGAGCGCAGGCTCTTGGCTCGCCATCGGCGCTAGTCAGTCTGTGTTGCAGAACCTCATCGACGGCTCCTTCGACGGCGGCGTCAGCACTCTCTTGAGCACCAACGCGGCTGTCTATGCAGACGGCACTGCCGGTGTACCGGACCCGCTGAACACTACGTCAGGCTGGTACTACAAGAACAGCGCAGACCTGACCGACAAGGTTAACTGGTACTACGCATCGAACAGCAACCCAGCCGTCAACATGACGCTTGCTAACTTCACGTCTCAGTACGCTGTAGTTGATGTGCGGGCGGCGGGCTCACCCTTCTTCGTCGTATACACCAAGCCCACGGGCTCAGGTGACGCGGCTAGCTGGTACAAGAGCCGATTGGTATATTCACCCGCAGACCCCTACATGGACCTCACGGCCTATGTTGGACAGACGGTGTTCATGCACTGGGGCGTAGACACAGGCGACTTCCCGTCCCTGCCTCGCGTCGAGTGTACGCTGGATAGCTTCGCCTCAAACGGCACGCAAGATGCGGCGGAAGAGCTTCTGTTCGCTAACATCAGCACCAGCTCAAGCTACCCCGCCGGACACTACGAGTTCGTGGTATCTGAGCTGGGCTACGAGTTCAACAGCTCTGACGTACAGTTCACGCTGTCCGCACCGTCAGCCACAGGCGACGCTCCTGCGACACTGGACGAGGCGTTCATCCGTATGGACGGCGTCAACGACTACATCAGCCTGTCTGGCACGGGCGCTATCTTGGACTACACGGCGTCGTGGACCGTCGCTTGTGAGATCGTAGAGATGCCACCCAGCACCTCGGACAGCAAGTTCATGACGTTCTTCCGGTCGGGGAATAACGCCCTAACCTTACGGCGAGGAGGCACCAACTGGGGCTTCTACGCGGCGGCGGGCTACTACTCCGCAGGGCAGGCCAACACTTGGTACGCTCCTTCGGCAGGCTCCAAGGTACTGTGGCGATGTGACGGTAACTACATCTCCTACTTCCTTGACGGCGTGCGTAGGGCTATGGTGTCTATCAACAGCAACTACCCCAGCCTCCACACCAACGACAGCATCGACTTTGGTCGCGGCGGCATCAGCTTTGCCCAAGGCCCTGTCGTAGACTTCGAGGGCGGCATAGACAATCTTCTGTTCACCAACGAAGTACTGTCTGACTCGCAGGTGGCAGAGTGGTTCGCAGGCGGTGACGTAACAACCCACAGCTACTACAGCTCGGCACGTGACTTCGTACACTGCGGCGAGGAGGTCTTCCCCAACGTAGTGGGCGAGAAGAGCAACGTAACTGGTAGCCTAGTCAACGGCACCTCTGATGACTTCGTGGAGCGTACATAATGGAGAAGACATACTTTGTAGTTCGTAACGTATCCTCTGTGAAGGACGGCGTACTCGTGGCCGCTGGCACAATCGCTGGCTCGCCTAACCTAGAGACTAGCGACGCCGTCACCAACGGCGATTGGGGCTTGTACAAAGTCCCTGCTGAGGGTGAGGCCCCTACAGGCGCGGCGGTCGTTGAGCTGTCTAGGGAGGAGGCGCAGTTGTCCGCTCAGTCGGAGCTGTTCAACGGCGAGCCTACCGTCCCGTTCATCCAGCACGAGCAGGAGTGTGCTCAGTACATTCGCGCACAGTTCATGGCGGCTCAGGCTTCCTTAAGCATTGCGGACGCTGAGGGCCTGTTCACATTGCTGGAGCCTACGTCACACGCGCTGTCCTCTGGTAGCTTGAACATTGCCTACACGCGCTTCAATGCGTCGTCTGTGGATCAAGACACCAAGGACGCCTTCAACCCACTGTTCGAGGACTTCTTCCAGAAGTTCCCAAGGAGCCTAGCATGAGTTGTGGATGTAAGGGTAAGAAGTGCAACTGCGGAGCAGGAGGCTACAAGTAATGCCTACGAAGAAAGGTCCAGCCAAGGGCAAGGCTAAGGTCAAGCGAACCGCCAGTGGTAAGAAGGTGAGCTACGGACAGAAGGGTGCGAAGGTAAAGCCGGGAACGAGCAAGGGCGACAGCTACTGCGCTCGCTCAAACGGGCAGATGAAGTCGCACTCCAAAGCCGCCAAAGACCCTAACAGCCCCCTTCGGTTGAGCCGAAAGCGGTGGAAGTGCAAGGGTAGCAAGTCATCTAAGTAGCTTGACATCTCTCTGAATATGTGCTATAATGGGGGTTATACGTCGCACGTCCGGACGTATCCCCCCTACATGGCCTCAAGGAGACAACCATGCACACACCTGTTACACAAGATAAGTTCGACGAGTTAGTCAATTCAACCACCAAGTACCTGCAGTTGCTAATGGATAAGACAACAGACCTAGAGAAGCGTCTGGAGTCCCTTGAAAGCAAGAAGAAGGCGGTGAAGAGTGAGTGATGACTACTTCGACGATGCCCGTCAGATGTTCCTCACAGACGGCTGGAAGACCTTCCAAGAGGAACTCGACGAAGCGATTAATGCCTGCACGCTAGACTCCTGCAACACCACTGAGGAGTTCTGGCAGATGCGGGGTAGACTACTTACTCTGCGGCAACTGGCTGGCTACGAGAACGCCATGCTAGTCGCAGAGGCTCAACAGGAGGACGACGATGCGTAAGATATTCGACGTCCGATGCCGCGACTGCGGCGAAGTACATGAGGAGTTTGGCCGACTCGACGATACCTTCCGGTGCGGATCGTGCGGAGGGGAAGCCAAGCGAATCATAAGTCCTGTGCAGTGCCAGCTTGAGGGCGTAACTGGGGGATTCCCCGGAGCCGCTATCAAGTGGGAGCGCGCGCACAGGGCTAAGTAGGACGACAACCGCTGAGCCAAGCGACCGTCCCTAACATTCACATTCCTCCCTTGTGGGATAAAGGAGTTCATTATGGCTAAGATTGTAGACGCTGAAGAGTACGTAACCCGAGAGGCAACCGTCGTGACAGACGAGCCTGAGGCGATTGAGGAGTACGCTAACATAGCAGAGGAAGCCGAGGCTAAAGCCGAAGCCCCTGTTGAGGAAGCACCCGAAGTAGCCGAAGAGCCTGTAGTCGCTGACGATCTACCGGAGAAGTACCAAGGCAAATCGACCGCTGAGATTGCACGGATGCACCAAGAGCTGGAGAAGCGATTGGGACAGCAATCACAGGAAGTTGGGGAACTGCGTCGTCACTTCGACGATTACGTACAGTCCTCCATCAGTGCTCAGCAGTCATCTGCACCGGAAGCACCAGCAGAGGAAGTTGACTTCTTTGCTGACCCTGCGGCCGCTGTAGCACAGGCTATCGAGAACCACCCGTCACTGCAACAGGCCCAACAGGTCGCGGCAGAGATGGCGAAGTCTCAGGCACTGGCTAAGCTGAAGACCGCTCACCCCGATATGGACGTCGTTCTGCAGGACGAGAAGTTCAAGGAGTGGGTAGGCGCTTCAGACATTCGTGTCCAGATGTATCAGGATGCGGACCAGCGATACGACTTTGCGAAGGCTAACGAGTTGCTCAATCTGTACAAGGAGAGAGCTACCGTGGTCAAGCAGACCGAGGCTGTAGAGAAGCAAGCACGCAAGAACGAAGTCAAGAAGGCCTCTACTGGCACGGCACGGTCGAACCCCGAAGGCGCTAGCCCGAAGAAAGTATACCGACGTCGTGACATAATCGAACTCATGAACTCTGATCCAAAGCGTTACGAGGCTCTTATGCCTGAGATCATGAAAGCGTACGCGGAGGGAAGAGTTAAGTAATTAACTTATCCTAAAGGAATACTATCATGGCACTTGGTTCTAACCACGTCACCAACACTACGGCGGCTACTTTCATTCCAGAGATCTGGAGTGACGAGATCATAGCCTCTTACGAGAAGTCTCTCGTTGTCAAGCCACTCGTTCGCGCTATGTCTATGACAGGCAAGAAGGGTGACACCATCCACATCCCTAAGCCGGATCGTGGCGACGCGTCTGCAAAGGCGGCTGAGACTCAGGTTACTTTGATCGCCGGTACTACCGACGAGCTGGTAGTCACCATCGACCAGCACTTCGAGTACTCACGTCTGATCGAAGACATCACTGACGTACAGGCTCTCAACAGCCTCCGTCGCTTCTACACCGAAGACGCTGGCTACGCGCTGGCAACTAAGGTTGACTCTGCTATCATCGCTGAGTCTGCTGGCTTCACTGCTCAGAAGAGCTTTGTTGCTGGTGGCCTTGCCGACGAGGACGGCGCTACGACTACTGCGTTCAACGACGTAGGCTTCCGTACTGCTATCCAGATCCTCGACGACAACAACGTACCGTCTGACAGCCGCGTATTCGTTATCCCGCCTGCTGTTAAGCGTGACATGTTGGGTGAGTCGCAGTACATCTCTAGCGACTTCGTCACTGGTCGTCCTGTCGAGAACGGCAAGATCGGTTCTCTGTACGGCGTTGACATCTTTGTATCTACTAACCTTGAAACCGCCGGTGGCGAAACCAAGTGTCTGTTGATGCACAAGGACGCAATCGTCTTCGCTGAGCAGTTGGGTGTTCGCACTCAAACGCAGTACAAGCAGGAATTCCTTGCTGACCTGATGACTGCTGACACTCTGTACGGCACCGAGACTTACCGTCCCGAAGCTGGCGTTGTTATCAGCACGCTCGTTTAATCCTAAGACGCTACCTTAGGACCGTGGGGAAACCGTAGAGGGAGTACCCACTCTCACCCTTCGGGGAAGAGACTCATAGGAGACACTAATGGCTATCAACTACACACCGCTTACGGACTTCCTGACGAAGGACACGCTCCCTAAGGAAGACCCGGATAAGGTTATCCTTGGCGCGGACTTCGACGCTGAGTTCAATGCTATCTCCACCGCCTTCGCAGGTGCGGCCCCGACTAACAACCCCGTCTTCACGGGTACGGCCACCTTCGACGGCGTCACTGTAAACACTGTAACCATCAACGGCCTCGTTACTGCAGGCAGTCTGGACATCGGCGGCAACGCCACGGTAGCTGGTACGCTGGACGTCACCGGAGCCTCTACGTTCGGCAACACGGTAGACGTCACAGGAAATGCTACGTTCGGCGGGGATGTCGCCGTGGCTGGTACGTTCACAGTTGACGGCGAGCAGTTGCCTACGTTCGACGACGTAAACAGCATTGTATCAGGCGCTGAGCTAGGGCCTGTGTCTACGTTAGACGACCTGTCTGACGTCAACGTAACAAACGTATCAGACGGACAGACCATCGTATGGGACGACGCCAACAGCGAGTGGATTCCGCTGTCGGGGAACTTGTTCATTGAGGTGGACGCTAACACTGTTAAGGCGAAGAGCTTCGTCGAGACGCACAAGACCACTACTGGGGTTATCTACTGCAACGAGGGCAACAACTTCACTGCCAACCTAAGCAGTAGTATGCTGGTAATCTTCGCTAACGTGCCCGCTGTAGACGGCGCGTACGCTTGCACGTTGAAGATCACAGCCAACGGCAACCCCGTTACATGGCCCGCAGGGACCGTATGGCCCACAGCCACACCGCCTACTCTGTCCGCAGGGACGGACGTATTCGTCTTCTACACGCACGACGGAGGGACTACGTGGTACGGCTTCACGGCCGGTCAGGAGATTGGATAATGAGTATTGCTAAGAAGCTAATGACGACAGGTGCCAAGGGCGACACATACGTTGACGATGTGTTCTCCACGTACCTATGGGAGGCTGATGGCACAGACCAAACCATTCAGAACGGCATTGACCTTACTGGCGAGGGTGGATTGGTCTGGATAAAGTCTAGGTCAACTACCGCCAGTAATCTACTTTACGACACCGAAAGGGGAGTTAGAGACGACCCCGCTGGATGGGCGCTCCGCTCAAACACCACAGACAAGCAATACGCAGATGAATCGCTCAAAGGCTTCAATTCCGATGGGTTCTTGACTGGCCCTTTAACGGCCCAATACCACGGGTCTATGGCCTCATGGACATTCGGCAAGGCCAAGAACTTCTTCGACGTTGTGACGTATACGGGGAATTCCACTGATTGGGGTGATCTGGAGGTCCCGCACAATCTCGGGAGTGTTCCGGGTGCTGTATTTATCAAGAGGGTGGACAGTCCTAGCGACTGGTGGTGCGTCATGCGGAAGAACGCTACGGCATACGCATCTGCCACAAACGGCACCAGTACACCATTCGGCTTAAATACAACAAACGCCGCTAATGGTGCCGCTGACATTGTCACCCGCGCGACATCCACCACGTTTAAACCGGGGGCCATGGCGCAAACGCCCAATGCCGCAGTGAACGGAGGCACATACGTTGCCTACCTCTTCGCCCACGACGACTCCGATGAGTCGATGATTAAGTGCGGGAGTTTTGCTACAGACGGTTCTGGTAACGCGACTGTTGATTTGGGTTTTGAGCCGCAGTGGTTGCTATGGAAGACAAGTAGCGCGAGTGGCGATTGGTTTATACATGACACAATGCGGCAGTTCGACGCAAACGGACACGCTAACCTAAACCCAAATAAGTCGAGTCAGGAAGGAAATGGCACAGCCTATAGAATAAACAGCAAAGGCTTTGACGTTGTCGGCGCAGGGGCAAATCAAACCAGAGTCTACATGGCAATCCGCAGGCCCAGCAAGCCAGCGGAGGAGTTCGAGCCGGAGGAGCTGTTTGCTATTGACGCCGACTATACTTCTGGGGGCAACCCTCGCTTCACTAGCGGGTTCCCTGTTGACTTTGCATTCAAAACCCAGCCTACGGCCTCCGATAGTAGAACCTCTGGCGCTAGATTGATTGAGGGTACAGAGCTTGTGCTTAACACCGATGCCGCTTCTCGGGATCGGACTCAGCATAAGTTTGACTACATGGACGGATGGACAGAGGGCGAATATGCCGCTTGGGCATCATGGATGTGGAGACGCCAGCCCGGCTTCATGGATGTTGTGGCGTATGAGGGGGACAGTCAGTCAGGGCGTGATGTTCCTCATAACTTAGGCGTAAAGCCGGAAATGATGTGGGTTAAGAGCAGGACGGAAAGCAATTCAAACTGGTACGTCTACGTTGAATACGTAGAAGAGACCAATAACGGCGAACCAAAAGGCGCAAAGCTGAATGCGGATTATGGTTTTAACTTCGAGCCTTGGCAACAACATCCTACCAATGAAGACTTTCATCTCGGTGTTCCAATACCGGACTTAAACACCGTAGGCAACGACTACATAGCCTACCTCTTCGCCAGCGTCCCCGGCATATCAAAGGTGGGGAGCTATACGGGGAATGGTTCAGAGGTTGAGGTGGACTGCGGCTTTACCAACGGCGCTCGCTGGGTCTTGATAAAGAAAACAAATAGCTCGGGTGATTGGTACTTTACGAGCAACCCTAGCAACTTCAAGATCCTTTCAAAGCTGAACACTACTGACTTCCAAGTCAACTATATGTCCACCTTCAATGACGTACCTTCTGGATTCAGAGTGACAGGGATTGGAGACCTTAACGACAACGGCGATGAATACATCTATTACGCAATAGCATAAAGGAGCAAGCAATGAAATACAGGAACAGAGCAGACGGCTCCTTAACGACCAAGAGCCAACTCAAAGCAGAGAATCGCAATACCAGCTTCCCAAGGGTGTGGACTGCGGCAACCCTAGAATCTGTAGGCGTTGACCCTGTGCTAGCCGGCGAGAAGCCAGAGGCTGGTGAGTACGAGGTGGCCGTGGCTGACGGTGCAGTACAGGACGGCGGCAAATGGGTAGAGGCATGGAAGGTACAGCCCATGTTTAACCAATATGTCGATGATGACGGTAAGGCGGTGTCGGTAGATGAGCAGATAGCTGAGTATGAGGCTAACAAGCTCC